GATATCGTCACGGTCTGACCCTGGACGATATGCGCGTTGCTGAGAATGACGTCGCCGCCGAGCTCGCCGACCAGCAATCCCGAGACGACGATATTGCCGGCGCCGTCCTTGATCCGCGCACTCAGCGCCTGCCCCATGGCTACGGCAACGCCAGACAGCGGCACGCCCTCCATGGTGATGACGCCGTTGGCTTCGCTGAATGACGGCGGCGCCGCTAAGGCGACCGTCACCAGCAAAGTCGCTAGTCCGCTGGTGCCGATTTCCAGGCTGGCGGTGCCGTTGGCGTCAATCGCCGCCATCACCGCCTGCATGCGGGCTGATCTCAACGACGCGGCGTAGCTGACCGACATGTGCGCTTCCTATGGAACGATCTTTTTCAGTTCCAGCGTCAGTTCGCCGCCGCCGTTGTCGATCACGTTGGTGACCTCGAAGTCGCCAACCGCTGGAAGGCCACTGGCCGGATCGTAAGGGATATTGATCTGATCGCCTTGCTTCGGCGGCACTGCGTATTCTTCGGTGCGAATATCTAAAATCGTGTGCTGATCCGAGAACAGCGATCCGTCTTCGAGCATGATGTTCATGCCGCCGGAATCATAAATTCCCCGGTTCTGATAGCTGCCCTGGCCCGGCTGCGAGGCGATCGGCGTGACGATGATCGGCTGCCCGAATTCGTCCTGCTCGGCGGCATAGAGATTGGTCGAGAAATTTACGGCCATCCCAACTTCTCCACCATCAGCGTGTCCATCCGGTCTTCGAGTTGATCGAACAGCACGTCGCGCAGAATCGGCCGGCCGCTCGGAAACCGGCGCCCACGGTAGGCGCTAAGCCGTGGCCCGACGTTACGGACGCTGCGCGTGCGACGCATGAAATACGCCTTGCGCTTGGCGGCGGCGCGGGCTTTTTCCTGATCGCTCAAGCGCGAGCGCGGCCAGATATTGGTTGATGCCGAGTCCTGAGTTTCTTCCGTGTTGGGATATTGCCGATGCATATCTTCCCTTTGCCACTCGGTGAGCTCGTCGGCCATCTCCGACGCGAACGCGTTGAGCGCGTTCAACTCAGCGATCAGCTTTTCGGTGAGCGCATCGACATCGATGCTGATCTCAATCACCAGCCAACCCCGGTCATGTACGACACGTGCGGCGCCCGCATGCCCCAGTTCGCCGTCAGGATCATGCGCAAGGCGAGCGCGTCGGTCTGGAACATGGACTTGACCGGCGTCGCCGGTGTGCCGCCGCTGACGATGTCGGACGGCGTCGTATCTTCTTGATGCACGGTGGCGACGTTGGCGACCGAGAACACCGGATCGCTGAGGGTCAGCGCGAGACTGGCGGGCTCGATCGCCAGCACGGTGCCTGCCGGCAGACCGGCCGAAGCGCCCACCGGCAGCACATCGCCTTCCGGCGTGCGGCCGAATTGGCCACCAGCCCAAAACCGGATGGCGATTGCTTGATGTGCGGCGGCGACAAAGAATGCATGCGCGCCACCGCCGCGCGAGGCAATGTCTTGCACGAGCTTGCCCAAATCCTGACCGCAAGCATCGAAGCCGAGCCCAGTGCCACTGGTCGCGGTCAATGCCGCGAGGCCGTTGAGAATTCCCGCTGGCATTGCCGCCGTTGCCGCATTGGTCGAGAACATCGCCGCATCGAGAGCAATCCCGGCCGCTTCCGTCAGCAGCACCCGCACCACATCCTCGATATTCGATGCTTCGGTCATCTCGCGCGTCATGGTGACCAGCACCGCGAGTTTGGTCGGCGTGAGCACCGGCCCGGCCAAGATGTTGAGGGCGCGCGCCGGGATCGGATGGCCCTCCTGTACCCACTGACCGGCGTCGGCGACATGGGTTGCGCGGCCGGGCACGCGAACCGAGGCATTGCGGCCAAGATCGACGTTGAGCGCACCCGCACGCAGCACCGCGCCGACCGCCGACAAGGCGACGACTTCCTCGATCGCATCCGACACGCTTTGAACCGCCACCGCCCCAGCCCAGGCCGGAACGGTGGTGACGGCTTGGGTAGTCGCACCGCGCAGCACCAGCGACGTCACCGGCTCGTCGCCGTACATGTTGCGCGCCATCGCCGTGGGCGACATGCCGCCAACGAAGCCGCGCAGCGTTGCCGCCGCCGCGCGCCAGACATACTTGGCGGGCCGATCACTGATCTTAAGATTTTCGATTTGCTGATGTTTCATGATCAGACCCAATGCCTCATGAACTTGTTGAGCACGGATTGCACCGCCGTCCACGTTGCCGGCAAGCCGGTAGTCGAGCCGAGTTGCAGCGGCGAGTAGTAGCCGATCGCCGATTCCTTGTGCCTGATCTGGCGCACGCCGAACGATCCCGGATTGCGACTCCACACCGTGTATTGCTCGCGCAACAGCGCTTCGAACGCGAACAGCAATGAGGGCGGCGTTTCGTCCGGCAAGTTGTAGCCGCCCGAATAGACGACATTGATGGTGCCAAACCAGTAGCCGAGATCAGGGCGACCGTAGAGCGTGCCGGTTTTTTCTTCGAGGAACCAGCCGTCGTTGAGCGTTGGCAACAGGTCGGTGTCGGTGTCGTTTTGCGTGATCGACGTGATGTCGGTTGCCTTGACCGGCCAGCGCGACAGATACAAGCGGCGGCTGTTGCCGTCATCGAGTTGATAGAACGTCTCGCTGACTTCTTCGTAGCCGAACACCCGATTGCACATCAGCGCGAGCGTTTCGGACAGATTGCTGATCAATTCCTGTAGCAACAGGTCTTTCGATGTATCGGTGTCGGGGATGCCCAACTTCGCTTTCATGTCGGCGAGCGTGATCAGGTCTTGGGTCGCCGCTGGCGTCAGCACGTTGAGAAATTGTTGCATCTCAGCGACTCCGTAGGTCGGCCTCGAACTTTTCGAACAGTGGCGCCAATGAAAAGCGCGGACCGAGCGTTCCGTCGCTCATCACCGCCACCACGTCGAAGCCGTCGAGCTTCACGCCGATCCAATGCGGTGCCGGCTTGCCGGGCTCGCCTCTCGCGCCGCGTTCGCCGGGGATTCCCTTTTCACCCTTTTTTCCGACCGGGCCGGACTGCCAGCCGGGCCCGGGACAGGCGCCGGGATCGTCGCGCTTGGCGACGAACCAACTATGGTCCAGGGTCACAACATCGAGTTGGCGATAGGCCATCTGCGGATTGAACGTGCCTCTTACCGCAAACGAGGCACCAGCAGACCCCGCTGAACAAATCATCTGCCAATCCTTGGCAGTCTCGGCCGGCTCCTTCGCCGTGTCGGATGTTGCCTGCCACGTCGAGCCACGATGCATCGCAAGCTCGCCAGAATAAAAAATTCGATCCGTCCATGGGACGATTCTCCCGACGCTGCCACGCGGGCCGGCCTCCCCGCGCTCTCCGCGCTCTCCGATCGGTCCCGGGATGCCGGGCGGGCCGGCGGGTCCTGGCATGCCATCGCGGCCGTTTTGACCGGGGGCGCCGCGCTCGCCCATGGCGCCGATCGGCCCGGGTATCCCTTGCGGTCCCGAGCTACCATCGGCGCCGTTTCTTCCTGGCTCGCCCGGGTCGCCCTTAATCGTTTCGCCCTTCGGTCCGGCCGGACCGGGCTCGCCCCGGACCCCCGGCGGCCCCGGGGGCCCGTCGGCGCCGTTGCGCCCTGGCTCGCCTGCCTCGCCCCGGATCGCCTCTCCCTGCTGCCCTGTGGGTCCTGGCGGGCCTATTGGGCCGGGGGGTCCAGCGATACCGTCCGCGCCGTTCCTGCCCGGTTCCCCTGGTTCCCCCGGTTCCCCCCGCTCGCCATAGATTCCGGCCGCGCCATCGGCGCCGCGCTCGCCGGGCGGCCCCTGCATCCCGACCGGTCCGGGCATGCCGTCGGCGCCCTTCGAACCGGCCTCTCCGCGCTCGCCTTGCGGCCCGATCGGCCCCGGCTGACCATCGGCGCCGTTGCGTCCGGGCTCGCCCGGGTCGCCGCGGTCACCCGGGCTGCCCGGCTCTCCCTGCGGCCCCTGCACTCCCTGCGGCCCTTGCGCGCCATCGAGGCCGGGCGCCCCGCGCTCGCCGTCCTTGAGATCGGCGAGGCGTTGGCCATAGGCCGCTTCCCAGGAGTAGCGCAGTTGCAGCACTTCGCCGCGCAAGGTGGCGATGGTTTCGCGCGCTTGCGATTCGATCAGCGCCCGTTCACGTGTCCATTGCTCGCGACACTCAGCAACAACGTTGCTCAGTTCTTCGAGCAGGACATCATGAAAGTCGGCGCTGCCGCTCCCGTTGGATTTGGAGGGATCGATTGTGAAGTCGTCGTCTGAGGGCATCGCGTCCTGCATTGTCTATTCGCGGCGGACCGGTTGAAGAAGCGGCTGGCTGCGATGGTTGCGAGGCACTTGGCGGCGATGCTGGAATTTTTGCTGTTGCTGGTCCCGTACTCGGGATGGCTGCCGCTGCGGAAAGGGGGACCACTTGTTGTTGGACACGCGGCTCGTCCCCGAATTTAACGCTGTCCAAATCTTCTTCGTTGCGGGCTTCGTTGGGCGACATGATTCCGCCCTGCACCGCGCGCGCCAAACCGTCGATGCGATCCTTGAACGCCGAGCGCAGCAACGCCTTGGTATCAAACTCTACGTAGTCATCGGGCTGCCCGGTCAAACCGAACGCCATGCCGAACGCTTCCTCGATATGGTTCAAACAAAAGCCCAGGCCGCTCGCCACCCACGACTGCATCAGCGCTTCAGTCGAGCGGAACGTACCCTTCTCGACAATGCCGATGATCTGCGGCGGCACGCGGAAGGCCATGGCGATGGCCTCGTTGTTCATCTTCAGCACTTCCGCCAGTTGCGCATCGCGGAACGTGGCCATTGGCAAGCCTTGCGGCTTCAGGCCACCGGTCAGGATCGGCGTGCCGCCGACGTTTTGCCCGCTGGTCTGTTCCATCCAGCGGTCGCGCAAGGCGCTGACCTGATCCTTATCCAACAACAGATCGGTCGAAAGCACAAAGCCCGGCTTGGCTTGATTTTGATAGAACTGGAATTGCTGCGCCAAGATTGATTGCGCGGTCATGGCGTCGAGATAAGCCGACGCGAGCGGGCTTTCGCCACGCAACGGGTTGCGAAGCTGATCAACGTGCAGCTTGATATGCAGCACGTCGCGCGCGGGCACTGTCGTCAGCGGCCCGTATCTGTTCTGCACAATCCAATTACCGCCGAGCGCATAGTGCACTTCGCCGTCGCCGTCGATCATCGCTTTGCAGTACTTATTATCCATCATGTGCAGTTCGGAAATTTCGTAGCGCGCATTGCGCATGCACAGCAGATACGCATTGCCCTCCAAGTAGAGCGAGCGCGTCGTGTTCATCAACAAATCGCTGATCGTCTGATAGTCGTTCGGCCGCCGCAGGATGCGGCATAGCGCCGAGTTGGTGACGCGGTCGCGCCCGCCCTTGCTGTTGCCGTGCCAGTGGTTTCCTGGGCACATCGCCACTGTTTGCGCATACGCCGATACGCACGCCTCGATGATGGCGAGGTTGGCGCCGAGCAGTTGCGGCGAGTAGCCGTTCTGCCACCAGTTAATTGAATTGCCGACGTCGGCGGGCAGCCAACCGTGCGTGACCGGCAAATACCACGGGCCAGGACGATACTGACCTTCGGCCGCCCGGAGGACGGCCGAGGCCAGATTGCGGATGGTCGCAAGTGGACGCATCAACGGTTACTTGCTTCGCATCTGCCGGTTTTCGTAGTGATGTTCACCACCGATATGGCGCACGGTGCTGAGTTCTTCGGCCGGATCGGGACCCGAGCCATCCTCCGACAACTGTTCAGGCGCATGCCCGAGGGCGATCTGGTCGAGCTCATCCTGCGTTGGCGTCGGACGGCCTTTGAGCCGTTCCTCGGCCTGCTTGGTGCGCTTCTCGCGATCCTCGTCACTTTGCTTCTTGGCCGCAGAGGCGTTCTTTTCGCGTTGCTCGCGCTGCTCCCGCTCGCGCCGTTCCCGCTGCTCGCGCTGCTCGTGAGTCTCCTGCGGATTGTGCGGTTGCTGACCCGGCTGCTGACCCGGCTGATTGGGTCGCGGCGCTTGTTGGCCGCCACCGGAATGCGGTTGATTTGGATTATGCG